AGTTTGGATAGCCTTATCCTTAAAGCTAAACAAGGAGAAGATCATCTCCAGGCGGTAAGGGATAAAGCCATCGCCAATTACAAACTGGCTAACCCCGAAGCTCCAAGTGAAGCCATTATCAAAACCATTGAGAATGCGGATCTGGAAACAGCCCTGGCATTTGAAAAAACATACACTGAGGCTTTTGAAAAACTGGTTCCTCTTTCCTGTAAGGAATGTGGAAGCCATAACGTTTCCAGAGCCAGCTCCGGTGGAACAACAAAAACAAGTAACCAAGAAGAAATTAAGGAAGAGTTTATCACTCGGTCCAGAAAACCCAGTGACATCCACTCCTCCAAATAATCCTGTATTTCTTCAAGTAAACTTTTTCTAATTATATATTTCAAAGTTAACCCTTAAATTTTAACACCATGCCTTACTCATCTGGAAGTTCATCCAAGACCACCTTTTTGAATGGTCCCGAGGCCCACAAATTATTCCTGGAATTCGAAGCAACTTCCGGAATTTACGTAGGCCAACCCTGCAAACTCCACGCTGATGGCGGTAAAGTTTCCCCATGTGCTGACGGTGATGCCGAATCACTCATGGTTGGAATCTCCATTCATACCGCAGAATCCGCTTACGGAGCCCATGTAACACTCGCAACCCGAGGTTATGCCGTTATCTATTGCCAATCTGGAGCAGCCCTTAATGCTGGACCCGTTCAGTACAATGGCTATGACACTTCAACCCTGTACACCAAAGTGATCGCTTTGGCTGCTGTGGTAACCCCCGCCGAAGGCGCTGCCTTACCAAGAAGCCTCCATATGGGATGGGCTTTGGATAAAGCTACCGATGCCGGACAAATCATCCGTGTCTTGGTGAAAGACTAATCCACGAAACCAAATAAATTGATAATTAAATAACAAACTGCGCTATGGACTTAAATAAACTGGATTCGTCCCCATACAAAAACAAATTGCAGGGGCTTGTGAAGAAAGCCAACAGCTACAGGCTTCACAAAGACTCTCCCGTGGATATGACTTTTGCCGAAATCGTACAAAAAGAGTTGCAAGTGGATGTCAATGTATTGTATGAGAGTTTGGGTGTGAACCTGGCTTTCGACACCATTGAGAACATGTTCACAACTCCGGATACGGATGTTCGCTGGCTTATCCCCGAAATCTTCCGTGACTCCTTGCGATTGGGATATCGCTTGGCTCCAATCTGGCCTAATATTACTGCCGCTGAGGAAGTAACAACTGGCCTGTCACAGGTTCTCCCTTCTATCAACATGGCCGATGCCTCTCCAAAAAGAGTTGGTGAAGGTGAAACCATTCCGTTGGGAACTCTTACTTACCAATCGAAGAAATTCGATATCCACAAGTTTGGACGTGGTATTAAGATTACCGATGAAGTTGCCCGTTACGTGAGCCTCGCCGTTATCTCCCTGTATTTCCAGGATTTTGGAGTTAAGATGGGCATGGGGGTTGACACCCTCGCCATCAACACCCTGATCAATGGCGAACAGGCCGATGGTAGTGAAGCTGCTCCGGTTATTGGGGTGGGTACCTCTGGGACCCTTACCTTCCGCGACATTTTGAAAGTTTGGATCCGTATGAATAAAATCGGCCGTATCCCAACTACTATGATCGGCTCTGAAGACGTGGCCTTAACAACCATGGATTTGGCCGAGTTCAAAACCCCGCTTACTGGAACCACTCCTTATCGCCTGAATGTAAAAACCCCGCTTCCACAAGGAGCTGACTATTACATCCACGGAAACATTGGAACTGACCAGCAACTGATCTTGGACCCAAGGGCTGCTCTTTTGAAACTGAACGCTATGCCTCTCATGGTTGAATCTGAAAGGATTGTATCCAACCAAACTGAGGCATTCTATGCTTCTTTCACTTTGGGCTTTGCCAAAATGTTTACGGATGCTTGCCTTATCCTGGATAAGTCAAAAGCATTCTCTGGTTATGGCTTCCCAGCTGCAATGGACATCTATGGTCCTATGAACCAACCTATGGGTAAATAACCCAACCAATTAATTGGTTAGACCGGGGCTTAGGCCCTGGCCTAACCCTTTTTAATTAAAACCTTTAAACCGATGAAAGTAAGATTAGGAACAAGTGCTAGTATCTTCTACGATGCTGAAACTGAGTTAATGGTTTATCCTGGAGAAGAGGTCGAAGTAACCAAATTCTCTTGGAGAGTTCGAGCCGCTTTAAGAGGTGGACACCTGGTTGAGATCTTGGAAAAGCCCGTAGAACCGGAAGTAACCACAGAAGGTGACAAGGAAACCCCTTTTACCGAAAAAGAAATGGAAAGGATCAACTTCCTTAAAATGAAAACCGTTAAGGCAATCATGGAAGAGTTCCAATACATGGAAGAGGATGATTTAACTAAGGCCAAAGCCATTAAGGATAAAGCTTCCTTAGTGGAGTTCTTTGTTAAAGCCGAAAGAGCATACGAATAATGCCCACTCCCTTCACCACTATCACTGCCGCTGTAGGGTTGTTAGCTCCAAAGTCTGCCACTGTACAGGCTTTGGCTATCCCTCTGCTAATTCAAAAATGGCAGGCTATGTTGTATGAGGGACTTAAAATTTCAGAAGCCGATAAAAACGATGAGACTAAGTATACCTTCGAAGGTAATATGCTCATCACTTTATTAATTATAAGAGATTTCCTAATCCTAGCCGTATCCGATCTAACTGCATCGGCTCAAGGTTCTGGGGCAGGAGATATTAAAAAGATTGTAACGGGACCCACTGAGGTTGAAAGATACTCAGCCTCCGAGTCCTTAAAAGAAATAATGAAACCCGGTGGGGTTTACGATTTACTCCAGGCTGAGATATGTGGTTTAGCTGGAGTATTAGGAATATACATATCCGGTTGCAAAAATGAGGAATCGATAGGACCTTCAGTTTTATATAACTCTGATTCATCCTATATTCACAAATATATTCAAGCAATTGAATTCGATCAAAGATTATGACATTCGGACCCAGTTCTGCAGAATGGACAGCCTTTGAAACCGCTTTGTTTAATTTTTCTCAACAAACTGCGGAACAGGTAGTAACCTGGAAAAAGTTAACCAAGAGTCTATCCCGTTATGGGGAAGATGATAGTACCGGTTATGCAAGTAGAAGTTTAAAATGCTTAGTGGCCTATAACACTTTCCGGGTATGGCCAATGAACAAAGAAACCGAAGCCGGAACTCTTGACAATGAACAATGCTATCTTTTCATAAATAATCAATATTTAACCTCACAAGGTTGGATAACTAATGGGGTAATGAATATTGACCCAGTTAGGGATTTATTTATAGTTAATGGGATCCAACATAGGTTATCCGGGGATACTCCTTCATCACAAAATAAAACTTCTCCTTTATATACTATCCTGGTACTAAAACGGGACAATGTTCAAACCGGGGCTAATGCAAGATAATGGCTATAGAATTCGAAGAAAAGTTTTCGGGTCGGGAATTAGCCCAAGCCGTTTCTAAGCCTTTTCAAGGATTAAGGATTGAGTTTTATGGCAAATGGAAAAGCTTTAACCAGATAATGAATTATTTCACTGCTCAGAAAAGCCGGGCAGCGAAAATGGATTTGGTAAAAGGACAAAGAGAGTTTTTAAATATTTTTAAGAAGAACCTATTACAGGCCTTTGTTTCGGAAGGTTCTTCGGTCGGGGCTCCCTTTGCTGCTCATTCCCCAAAATATAAAAATGAAACTGGTATAATAGGACAACGGTCCAAAGCTTATTTATATGCCTTACAAGGTTTAAGTATAGAGCAAAGAAATTACAGCCTTCACTTATCTTTTAAAAAAGGGGCTTTACACAGAAGATCATTTCCTGAAAAAGCTGGAGCCTGGACCTTAGCTCGTTATTCCATAATATTCGAAAGCGGTTCCAGTAAACAACCAGCAAGGCCTTTTTGGAATCCCACTTTTAACCATATAGGTGGAAAAGGCTTGGCTAAAACATTAATGGAAAACGCAATTAAGGACTCTTTAAAACGGCTAAGGTAAATGAATATCCAGGAACTGATTGAAAGATCCCTTTACGAAAAGTTAAGGTTAAAATTAGTAAGCCTTGGATATACTCCGGATATAACCTTATATGCTAATACGGATGCCGGTTATGCCGCTTATAAGGCCGCTTTATTAGCCATTAAAAACTCCAACAAGGGTTTTGCAGTTGAGGTTTATGGAACGGGGTCCATCGTTTCTAAAGGTCAGGTTCACACCCCTCGGATCGTTATGGATTGGGGAGGGTTTTTCGAAGGGGAGATTGGAAATTCCCCAGAAATTGAAAGTGTTAAGGTTGGCAATGTTTTCCATGAAATGAGATCGGATCTATCCACCTATGAAGGAATAATTAACTTTATATTGGTGGCCGAAACTACAGCCCAGGAAAGATTTATCCATGATACTTTTAGACAGGTTCTAAGATCCAAATCTTTTATAACCTATTACGATAGTACTCCTGGTTCTTTTTTAATAATCCAGGATAGCTTGGTTAAAACTTCTACTCCCGGAGATGGTTTAAAGGAATGGATTTATACCTTTAACATTCCAGATATTAACTTCAATGAAATTACTAAGGTTGCGGAAACATCCCCAACTATCCTATTTAATATACAATTGGCTTTGGAACTTGGGATAATAACCGATCCTGTAACCTTTTTAACTAACTCTACTTTTGACCCATCCTTTAACGATACATTTATATGAGTGATTTAAGTGTCCTAATTGCCCGATGTGAAGAGATTGCTGCCGAGACTGGAGTGGGTCAAAATACTGCGGATAAGGTTGGAACCCTGCTAAAGGATATGGTTAACACCTGTTACCAAAAGTATACCCCAGTAACTGAATTACCCGAAACCTTAGGGCTCGGGGAAATTGTTCTTTTTAATGGGGTTCTATGGAGAGGCCTTGAGGAAGATGAATCGTCCTTACCCACTGGTACTCCTTGGCCAGTTAAAGGTTATAAAGAGTTTCATGGATATCATCAATCATTAGAAACCGTTACTCAGTTTTCTACAGCCGGGCTTATTACCTTTACTGAGGATAGTGTTGGATATTTCATATCCAATAAGATTAACGGTTTAACTTCCGATTTTATAACTTTTCTGGCTAACCCCATACCTTACCAGGATAATAAACCTATCTTTGTTGAAACGGGAGTTCTGGGGATGGGAGATTATCTTTGGGTTAAAACCTATTTTGATGGATCTTTGGAATCTATGCCTTTTAAAATTAGTTTCCTATTATTTATACCTCAAACGGTTGCCCCACCACCCCCTCCGGGACCTTGATCCTTTAATTAGAAAAATCTCTTAATAAATAAAAACATGGCTAAGAACACCGCCCAAGTAAATATAAGCATTCTCCCAAGTGCTTACTCCATCTCAGAACCCGTTTCCAACGTGGTCTTTGTTATTGGAAAAACTCTAAGAGGCCCGGATAATAATCCCAGCGAGATTATAAATTCGGTATCTCAATTCTCCAGGATATTTGGAGCAGAGGATCCCACCAATGATTTCCCATCCTTATGTATGCAGGCCTTAGCGGCCGGGGCGGCATTAAGGGTTTGTAGGGTAGTGGGTAATGCTGCGGATAATTCCGAGTCTGGGTTATTTGCAACCTCCACTCCAGCCAATCTTTTCAAATTCGTTTCAAAGGAAAGAGGAGCTTATACCAATGATATTGAAGCGGTAGTATCGGATGCTTCTTCGGGGATTGCTGGGGAGTTTAACCTGACCATTACCGATACCGAAACTTTGGAAACAGAGGTTTACCAAAACCTTAAGGTAACTGGAGGCGGTACTGCTGCCCCATACTCTTACCTTAAACCGGTAACCGATTACTCCAGGATGGTATCTCCTGTATATTCGGATCTTTCTTCTCTGGGAGCAACCTTACGTCCAGTAAATGCAACCAAGACCTTCACTGGTGGGGTTGATGCTGCTCCTGTTCTGGCTAACTATGCCGGAGTAGCTGCGGATAAAACTGGGGTTTATGCCTTTGACAGTTTTACCGATGCTTATATCCTTGCCGCTCCAGGTTTGGATGATACCGCTTTATCCGGCTTGGCTGCAGTGGGTTCCGCCTATGCAACCCTGAGAGGGGATCTGGTTTATCTCCAGCACCTGGACAATGGGCATACAACTCGTGCTACCATCGTATCCGAGATAACCGGTCTAGGTTTGTCCAGTAAATACATGGGCTTCATTGGCGGCGGTGGAAAGTTTGTAAATAAAACCGCTGGGGGAACCAAAAACATGCATAGCCTGGGAGAATTGCTTGGGGTTATTGCAAAGAGTCACGCCCGTAATGGGGTATGGGTATCCCCAACCAATTTGGTGAATGGGAAACTTCCTACCGCTGTTGGAGTAGTTAATAACTTTGGAAGCCCAGCATCCCTTGCGGATCTTAACCTTATCGCCAATGTCGGGGGTAACATGGTTATTAACCGTGGTGGGGTTAACATGCTCTGGGACTTCTACTCACAATCAGTTGGAGAAAGCCCTGAAAAATTCTTAACTGTAGTCCTTCTGCAGATTTACCTGAAAAGGACCTTGCAACCTTACCTTGAAAGTTTCCTCACCAAACCCAACAAACCCAGTACCTGGTCCGATATTTACTATGGGGTTAGATCCTTCTTGGACAACCTCGTAGGAGCAGCTATCGATAGCTGGAAATGGGATGGTGATCAATTCGCTACTTCGCTAGACCAGCTCCAGGTCAATGACCCGGTTTTGGTTGGCCAAGGAAAATACAAAGCAGTATTAACCGTTGTTCTGATCGTACCCATGGTAGAGTTTAGCCTGGACATCAGTATGACAACCAGTCAATCAGTAGTAATCTCTTAATCTTAAAATACAATGGGTGCTATAAGAAATCCTCGTAAAGCCTTTAACTTCATAGTTGAAATCAAAGGGCAAAGTGTTATACCTCCTTTCGGGGTCCAGAAGGTAACCGGTGCTGATTCCGAAGTGGAAGCTGATGAGCACGGAGTGGGTAACACTGTAATTAATACTGCAGGCCTTGTAAAAGCTGGAACCCTGAAGTTCGACCGTATTATCAGTTTGGATAACCTGGCAACCACTCTTCTGGAAAGTGAGTTTATCCTTCTATGGCAAAAACTGGCCCAGGATGGTTATTCCCAATCTGGTAGTAATGATGATGTCTATAAAAAAGACGTTATCATTAAGGAAATCGGGAACTCGGGTTTTGGCATTGGTACTGATCCAATTGTAGTGGGGATCACTACTTGTATAGGATGTTGGCCAACCTTGGTTAATGGAAGGGAATATACTCGGGGCCAGTCTGGTAACCTGGTGGAAACCTTCGAACTAAAGGTTGACTACATCGTTCCGGGAAACCCCGAATAAGCTTAACCTAACCTTAATATAAACCATGAGAACAGAAACCTTTTTAGTCCCCTCGGGGGCTAGTTTTACTATCCGCGAAACCACCGGTGCCGATGATGAGATAATGTCCAGCCAAGATGATAGCAATATTGTCTTAGCCAAGTATTTAGCGGCAGTTATCCAAAGTATCGATGGTGTATCCCCCGTTACCCCCGAAATGGTTAATGGGCTTTTGTTAAGGGACAAATATGTAGCCCTTGTCAAATCCCGTATCTTTTCATTAGGGAACCTTCTTTACTTTAACCACTCTTTTGATCCCGTTCAACCCCCTTATGAATTCATCCAGGACCTGAATGACTTCGTTTGGGATTATAGCCAACCCTTTCCTTATGATGTTACCGACCCTCTTTACAAAGAGGAAAGGATAGCCCCTTATAAAGTAAAGGTTATGGAAAAAACTTTAACCTCTGGTAAGGTTATAAAAATGGATTGCTTGGATGGGAAAGGGGAAGCCTTTTTATTGAAACTCACTCCAGCCCGCAGAACCATCAACTCTCAACTGTTAGCCCGTAATATCCAACTTTTGGAGAATGGGATATATACCCCAGTAAGATTTTTTGGGAACCTCTCTTCTCGGGAGATGGCTGAAATCCGGGCTTTGTATGAGGAGAATGACCCACCCACTGAAGGCCTAATGACCATTCAAAACCCCGAAACAGGCCAGTATCAAAGGGTTAGTATTTTGGAGGTACGGGATTTTTTCTTTCCAGTGAAAATCTCATAGGGGATTTTCACATTGTTTGTCTAGCCAAGTTCAACCTATCTTGGAACGAATTTCTTCATCTTCCATGCCAAGCCCGTAAGGCTTTTACGGAGTACTCCGTTAAGTACATCGAAATGATTAATCCAAAGAAGTAATGTTATTATCTACAGGATCCTCTTCTGCAGGCCCTATTGAATTAGGAGTCAGGTTTGCCCTCGACGATCAATTCTCGGGGCCTGTTAAGCGAATGCAAGATGCGCTAAAAGGAATGACCGGAGAGTATAAATCCCTCCAGGATAACCTTAGAGCGGCTAGGACTATGTCCGTAGGAATGGCAGCAGCTGGAATGGGATTAACCATGGGTATGGCTTCCGCTGTTCGTGATGGGGCTGAGTTTATTTATATGATGAAATCGGTTGAAGCCGTATCCAGTGCTTCTGCTGACCAGATGGATCGGTTAAATGAAAAAGCTGTCCAAATCGGTAGGGAGACCATGTTCTATCCCAAAGATATTGCTGAGGGTATGAGGTTTATGGCTATGGCCGGTCAGAAGGCTGAAACCATCCATAAAACTATCTCAGCAGCAACTAACCTTGCTGGAGCAACCTTAACCCACTTAGGAGGTAAAATGGGGGCCGCGGATATTATGACCAATGCCTTGAAAGCCTTTGGTTGGGAAGCCGAGAGATCCGCTGAGATGTCCGATATTTTGGTTTTGGCTGCAAATAATGCAAACGTTACCCTCACTGACTTAGGCAACTCCATTCGATATGTTGCTGCTACTTCCCGAAACTTAAATATCCCAGTCCAGGAGACCACGGGGTTTTTAATGACCTTGGGTAATGCCGGTATCCAGGCTTCGATGGCCGGTGTGGCAGTAGAAAATATGTACCGGTATTTAGCCGCATCTTTATCCAAGTTTTCCACCAAAAGAGCAACTGAAGCCTGGAAAACCTTGGGGATACCCAAGCAGGCTTTGGTTGATGCTAAAGGTAATCTTAAACCCATGGTGGAAGTATTGGATATGATCCGTACGGGTTTAGCAGGTAGAGGTTCCGTTGATACCCAGAATATTCTTAGGGATATATTTGGAGTTAGAGGGTTAAGGTCTGCAGCTACGGTTTTAAGAAATTTGGATGAGGCCAAAGGTTTTATCGATATGCTTAATGACCCAGCTAATGCCGGAACCGCTGCTAATAAAATGGAAACCATGATGGATAACATTAGGGGTTCTATTCTACGTTTCTCCTCTGCCTTTGATGGATTAAAGGTTAAATTTACCAAGGTAATAGAAGGGCCTCTAAGGTTTTGGTTGGAGTCCGGAGCTAAGGTATTTATAGCCATAGAAAGATTTATTGATACAGGTTTTGGAAGCTGGTTAGTAAAAATTGGAGCTTCTGCAATTATTGCTTCAACCGCAATATGGTCCCTGAGGGCAGCTTTTACTGCCTTAGCTTATGCAGTTAGGACCTTGAATGTTTCCTATGGGGCTATGAGAGCCTCCACGGGTATTGCCATGAGTACTTTTATGGGTAAGGTTATGCCTCACAAGGCTAAGCTGAATCCCGTAACGATGTATCGTACAACCCCCGGTACATCCTATGCCCGAACTCAGGGTGGGGGTTTAATAAAACACATAGGGGGAAGAGCCTACTCAGTAAGCCCCGAAGGTGGGGTTAAAAGGATGAGTAATACTGCAGCCTTTAGGTATGGGGGTCCCATATCCAGAACTCCTCCCTCTTTAGGAGCCCCGTTTGCTCATAGACCCGCTGTTAATGCCCTTATTCAACGCCCTGCTATTTCTGCTATGGCTAGGATGGGTGGAGGCGCTGCTATGCTAGGTCGGGGTTTAATGGCTGTTGTTGGGGGTTGGCCCGGTTTAGCTTTAATAGGATTATCCATTGGGATTCCAATGCTGGTTAATCATTTAGGCAATAACACAAGGGCGGTTCAGGAAAATACCGATGCCATGAAAAATGCAGCCAAGACCGCAACCTCTTCCGATTTATATGCAGTACTGGCTCAGAAGAGGATGGTGGACCTTGTAGAAATAATATCCCAACATTTGGACGTCCTAGTTAAGGATAGGAAAATGGATATGAAGGCTGTTATCCAAGCTTTAGAAAACAATGATATGGGTAAATTGGTTGAGTTCTTAGGAACTAATATCTTCCCAAACAACCCCAGTAACCTTCAAATGATTCCACAGTGAGAAATTATAAACCCATAGCGGGGTTATCCCTAGATAATGTGGCTAACCTTAGATCCGAAAACTGGGCCTATAAGCAACGCCCAGCTTATGATCTCGGAGTAGGATATAGGAACCCAGCCTTAGATAAAATTAGGCTGGGGATGGCTAACTTAAGGAATGATCCCTTTGGCTCCATTAACTTTTCTAAAGTGGATAAAACTAAACAGGTTTTTGAAGTATTCCCAAAAGCTGTTAGGGATTTTGATTATGTTCAACCCCACAATGGCAACGCCCCAAAAGCTAAACCTAAAGACCTTAAAGTTTATATATACCTAACCGGGATAAACGCTCCCAATGGAGGCGGGGCCTATATTGATTTTCAGTATACTCCTTTCGATGTGGATTACCAAGTTACTTCCGATTTTAAAGGTTTAAATATAGTTGGAGCAGACCAACAAACTTATCACTATGGGGGATCGGAAGATCAATTAACTTTCGATATCGAGTGGGTTGGTTTTCCAAGAGCTGGGGAATTAGGCCCTTTACAGAAAGCCCAGAAGATAGCTAGGCTGGCTAAGTCCCAGGGTTGGAAAAAGAATAGTCCACCCATTATAACCCTGTTCTGGGGAACCCCATCTAGAGATATAGTAAACCCCTTTGAGAATATGTATTTCATTGTTGAGAAAGCAAATTATCGCCCTGAAAGGTTTACCGCTTATCAAAACGTGGGAGGTATAGGATCCCCTGTCCTGGTTGATAATGGGTTTAACCCCCAAAAAGTAAAACAATCCTTAACCTTAAAAAGAGTCCAATAATGGCTATTTACGATGATGCTATAATTATTGATTTCAATGATGGAACCATGGGATTATTTAGTCCTATGGAACCTCCATCAAAGGATATTCAAGCCCTTCAATATGTAGTAAGTGATGGGGATACTCTGTTTTCCATAGCCACTTATATGTATGGGGATACCAGCAAATGGGTGGATATAGCCGAGTTTAATTTTGAGAACCTTGATAATCCTTTTGAACTAGAAACCGGAATGACTTTGTATTTACCCCGATGAGTTACGTTAGGACCCCAGAAGTAAACTTATATTTCCTTAGCCCCACTATATCGGTTACTGGGGATGTATCTGAGTGGGTAGCCCAACCCATTACCTTTGAAGGGGAGAATGTTGGAGCCTCCAAGTTTCTAGTATCCCTTAAATACTCCTATGAGACCGGAGATGCCGATACTTGCGATATAACCCTAAATTTTAAATCCACTGATTTAAACTTAACCTTATTCAGGGAAGGGGTTAAATTAGCCGTGTCTTGGGGTTATAGGGGAGAGAAATTTATTTCCAGGGAAGTGATTATTGAAAAGGTCAAGGGGACTTATAATACTTCAGGTTATACTTTAACCTTGAAATGTATTCCCACAGTAACCTGGGCTAGTATGGCCGATTTGGGAGAAGACCTTGAAGGAGCAATAACAAGTGGAGGTTTTAATATAACCTATCGTTATGTTAATCCCAAGACTGGGGATTTAGTTACTATGGTTTATTATCCTAAGACCAGCGCTTGGGCTGTATCCGGAGCAGTAAAAGATAGGACTCCCCCTCCAGTAGAGGCTAAGATTCCTTACTCGGTGTGGTATGCTAAAGGAGGGGCGGATTCCCCAGATGTTCCAGTATGGCTAAGGCAACAACCCCCAACTCCTGAAAGACCCACTAACCAACTCTTATTCCTAAAGGAGAAAATCAAGGATCAGTTAATCCGGTTAATGATGGCTAATAGCCTACCCGCAAACGTTACCGAGAGGGATGATTCTTTAATGGTTGAAGGGGATATATCTACCAGGCCCATGATAGGGGTTTTCTCTGTTACGGGTACTGAGAAGTCTATCCCCAGATGTATTAACTTTCAATTCAATGCGGGTGATGTTGATCCTTTAGAAGAATCCGAAAGGGATGCTGAGATTGAACTTTTTACTTTAGACCCAGAATGGAAAACTGGAAAGGGAATAAAGATAACTGGGGAATGGAAAGTCTTGGATCCTACTAATCCCGGCAGAAAAGAAACCCTTAAAATTATTGAAAAGGATGGGGCCTATTACTATGATCTTGGGGATGATAAAACAGTAGAGATTAAACTTGAAGAAGTTCTTAGGCTAAAGAAATTAAAGCTTAGGAGAAACTACAATGAGTATAAACGGGATTTAACCGACAATGTCCAGGATATAACCCAATCCCCAGAAACTAAGATGATGAGGAATGCTGCTGCAGAAAAAGATGCAGCCTTCTTAACTGACCAGATTTTTCAAGGCAATGTTAGCAAAGAACCTTGGCTTAATGAAACCCCCTCTCAAAACCTCACACGTAACTATGTTAAAAGAGTATCAGTTTCTGGTAATGCAAATGAGTTAATTAACAAGGCTGTTAAAAGGAAGCTGGATGCTATTTATAATAACCTTACTTGTGAGTTCTCCTTAGAAGGTGAGCCCGCTTTAGAGTCCTCCTTTAATTTTGGGATTTTAAATGCAGGTTATGGAGTTTCTGGTAAATACACTTGTGATAAAACTGTCCATCATATTGTTGCGGGCAAATACACTACCACTATACACGGAGTTAAAATCCCCGAAGAAGTTAAGTTAACAGTGGATGCTGCAGTTCAAAAATTGGATGAGTTTATAAGGACTTTAGAAAAATCCCATAATGTTTTTGAGAAGATGGAGATTATTACCAGCATTGCCTTGGGCCCGGACGGAAAGGGTTTTGGAACTTCTTTAAATCCCCCAAGTACTGTAGGTTTAATGTTGGAAAAGAATTGGGGTTTAAATGTTAATACTTGGGATTTGAATTACTCCAGGAATAAATATAAACTCCAAGAAGGTACTAAGGACCAGGAGATTAGCCATCGTTTAATAGCCTCTTCAGAAGAAGAGTTTATCCGATTTACTAAGGACAAGGCTAAAGTTGCCGAGATGAAGAATTTTGAAATTTCATTAACCAATCGTCGAGAAAGGTTATATAAAATAGAAGACCCAGGGATATTCTATGATCCTTTCGAAATGAGTTCCATTCCAACCGAACATGGTAAATCCCTTTTCATATATCCCATGAAGACTACAATCCCCTCCCGAATGGATGAAATATTAACCCCCATTGACCCCAATGAATAATGGACTTTAAAAAGGTTATACAAGAATATGGGTTAGAGCCCTTTGGTAGGTTTTATGGAATCTACACTGGGATAGTAGTTAGTGACCAGGACCCAGATAACCAAGGGCGTATCATGGTTCAGATTCCCGAAGTGAAGCATTTAGGAGTTCATGTCTGGGCTTTACCCGCCGGTCAATTCTCTGGCCCCGGCTTTGGTTCATTTTTTATCCCAACAGTTAACTCTTGGGTTTATATAATGTTTAGAAATGGTGATCCCCGAAACCCCGTCTGGATTCATGGGGGTTATGCTAAAGGGGAAAAACCTGAGGAATTCGAAACTACCTGGGATCTTGGTTTTAAATCCCCTATGGGCCATTTATTCCGATTAAGGGACGAAGAGGGAATCCTGGAGTATAAAGGGGTTAAAGGATCTAAGGTTTATATAAATGATGAAACTGGGGAGATGAAGATCGAAACCTCCAAAGGCACTTTTATCCAAGTGGATGAGTCCGGGATATACTTAGGAAAAGGTGGGGATTCTGAGCCAATGGTTAAAGGACAAACAGCCGTTGATTTACTTGGGGAATTAATAGATATCATTAGCCCAAGCGATCCATCCGACTATCCCCCAGATACTGTTTCCCCACCCATGGTTAATATTAACCCTTTAACCTTGGTCCCAAAGTATGAGGCTTTGAAAATAAAACTTAAAAACCTATTAGCCAAGTATACTTAAGACTTTAATAAATAAGTAATTCTATTACGTGCTTCTTAAGTAGTCTTCTGGCTATCTGGATTTAATCTTAAAATAAAACTGGTATACTTTTATATATATGCAAAATGAGTAGAGCAAATGGCCTTTTCTTTCCTGTAGTCTTTGATAATGGGAGAGTCGTATATCCCGGTCTTATGGACTCCCTGGATGCCTCTCTAAGGCATATTTTCTCATGGCCTTATGGAACCCGTTACTTTAACCCAGCCTTCGGATCTAGGATAGAAGCCATGCTGGGACGGGGAGTAACCCCCGAGCTAATGACTTCTATAAAAATGGATATCCGTACTGCTATCGAAGCATGGGAAACCCGTCTGATCATAAGTTCTTTAATCATCGAGTCCATAGAAGATAGGGTTAGTGTTAAACTCGAAGCCAGGATAAAATATTCCCAAGTCACTTACAACTTTGAAACCTTACTATGATAACAACCACTTGGATAAAGTATGTCGATAGGACATTCTTATCAATAAAAGACTCCTTATTAAACCGCTTAAGGATTACGGTTCCTGAGATGACCGATTACAGTCCTTCAAACCTATTCATGATTATCGTGGATATGTTTTCTGGTGTAGCGGAATTGATTAATTATTATATCGATACTACGGCCAGGGAGTTATTCGTATCCACCGCTAGGAGGTTTTCTTCCTTGTTAAAGCTGGCTGAGTATGCAGGGTATTATGGAAAGGCTATGGTTCCAGCCCAGGCTACGGTTAAGTTTTATTTTGATGGGGATATTGTTGCAGTGGATAATTTTATAATCCCCGCCGGAACTATTCTTAACTCCTCTGGGAGTATCCCTTGGGTTCTTAATGATAATGTTTATTTCCGAAAGGATACCTACGCGGCTTATGGATTTGTAACCCAGTATGTCCAAGTTACTGGTTATGATATTGGAACATCAGATGGAACCGCTAACCAGCTTTTTATCCTTCCTGATGACTATGCTCAAGGAAGTCTGGATGTCCAAGTTGGGGGAGTCTATTGGAACCGAGTAGATACTCTGGGATTCTCTTCCCCAACCGATACTGATTTCATGGTTGCCTTAAAACCTGACGGGGCTTTATATTTAGTTTTTGGGGATGGGGTTAATGGTTATATCCCAGATGATAGTTTAACGATTGTTGGTAATTATAAATCCACACAAGGGGCTACTATTAATGTGGGGATGGGACAGATTATAAGTATTATCTCTTCCTTATCTTTACCTGCAGGATCCGGAACTTTAAAGGTAACCAATCCTTCCAAATCTTTCGGGGCTAAAAATGTTGAAGGAATGGAAGATTTACGTCGAGCCATACCCCTTTCGATTCGAACATTGGACCGGGCAGTAACCCGACAGGATTACATTGATGTAGCCTTGATGGCTCCTGGGGTAAGAGCAGCAGTCCTAGCTTTTGATTGTGGATTAGGAGTAACCTTATACATTGTTCCCAATGGTGGGGGAGTGGCTAACGCATCCTTCTTGGATGAAGTAAAAGAATTCGTTGAGGCTAAGGCTATCGCTACTATACCAATACAAACCAAGCCTTCTGGAGAAACAAGGATTAGGTTAAAGGTCCGAGTAACAGGAAAATATAGAATAACCGCCAACCTAATTAGGACTAAGGTTCTACAAAGGTTAGAGTCCTTGTATGATCCTTATAAAACCAGTATTAACCAAAGCATAAGGGTATCCGATATCATTGCAGCAATCGATAACCTTCCAGAGGTAGACTTCCTAACTATGGACTACATTTATGCAGTACCATACCTAAGACCCAGTAACCTAGCTTTGGATCTGGAATACAGGGCAACTATTAAATCAACCTCTATAAATTCTTTCACTTGGAGATTGGTTTATTCATCCTCAGCCTCAACCTTTACTTTGTTTAAAAACGGGGTTCAGGTTCAAGCGGATATGACGGTTGGGGTTTATAGCAATATTGCAGGCATCCTTGATTTTGAACTAATGTCAATACCTCCGGATATCGTTAATGCCGATTACTGGGAATTTACAACCTACCCATATAACCGGGATATAGAGATTACCGATAGATCGATTCCCGTAATTTACCCTGAAGATGTGGTCCTGGAAATAAAAGAACAATATGTTTAACCTTGAACCTTTTTTCTTTGGAGCTCTCCCAGATTACTTTTACCACCAAGATTCCAACAAGGATATTAATGGTCAAGGTTTTCTGGAGAGGTTTTCAAAAGCCTTGAAACAGGAAATGGAAAGCTACCTGAGTAGCATTTCCAACTTGTCGTATCTTAATGATCCGGATAACGTACCCGAAACCTATATCCCATTCTTAAGTTCCTTTTGGGGCAATCCCCCAAAAATTGCGGAAGTGATTCCCCCTTTTAGAAAGGTTTTAAAAAACATTGTTAACCTATACCAAATTAAGGGAACTGAGGACGGGGTAGTAAAATACTTTGCCCTATGGGGTATCGAAGCCCAAGTAATATTCCATGAGGAATCTTTTGTTTATGATGATGGATCCCAATATGACACAGATTTAAAATATGACCAAGCTTGTTTATATTGCAGGGATTACGATTTATATTTAGAGGATCCTGATGGGGTTCTTTTTGAACTTGCGGATGAGGCTACTGTTGCAGAGAAAACTTTAAACATTATATCTGTAATGGGATTTATATTACCCATTAATGCCAGATTAAGGACCTTGTATTATAATGGAATTTCTTTAGCCGAATTAATGGCCTACCAGGAAATGGTTGAAGGTTATGGGGGTAGGGTTATTGATCTGGGACTTACTTATCAAATCCTTCAAAGGGTATACACATTATGATAAGCCTTGAGCCTTTTTTCTTTGGATCCCTGCCTGACTATTTTTTTCATAGGGACTCCTATAAGATCCTTCCATTGGATGGGGATTCCCCTTTCGATGCCACTTTCGATGATACTTTTCAGGTTAATGCTGGATCCGTTTCTTATGAAGGATTCCTTCAAAGGTTCACTACAACCCTACAAAGGGAGATGGAAACTTTTTTGGGTCCAATACAGGGTTTACCCAATCTAGTTAATCCCAAACTATCAAACGAATCCCATCTATCTTTCTTAGCTGGGATTTATGGTTATCCCCCATCTGTATTTAATTTGGATCCTAAGTATCGGAAGATGCTATCCATAATCCATAATATTAAATTTAGAAGAGGAACCTTAAAAGCGGTAGAGGATTATTTTAAGGCTATAGGATTGATTATTGAATTAACCCCAATCGAACCCGATGGATATTTTTATGACCAGGCTTATTATGATGGGGCTTTCTATGACCAGCAATGTAACCTATGCCGATATTATGATTTTGCTTTAACCGATCCCAATGGGGATTTCCTATTCTTCGCAGAGGATCCGGTTCCAGTTTGGGCCGTAGAAAATTTAATAAAAATATTCGAATACCTATTACCCGTGAATGCTTTTATTAGGCAAGGTACTTATGAGGGGGATGTGATAGTCGATCCTGACTGGGTATTAAGAAAATACACGGATAGCATAGAAGACCTAAGAATTTCATCCGCAAACGTTATAAGGAGAGTTTAAAATGTTATACAAACAAATAGATGAGTTAAACCCAGCCAACCGTCCATTACTGGATACCGATTTGGTTGAAACCAAAAGGGTTGGGGAATCCGAAAGTAAAAAATCTACTGGAGCCCAGATGAGGGCTGTAGAGAAAGGGGAACGTGAGAATAGTGATAATGCTATTGCATCCAGTACTGGGTTGACTTCCCTGTTTGCACTACCATCCATGGCCGGTACTTATTTTCTGGGAGCTATGTCTTCGGTTGTAAATGGATTGGTAATATTGGATGAAATTATAAAAGCCTTACAGGATGCAATTATATCCTCTATCCCTTGGGGTAGTATTACTGGAGATATTGAAGACCAAACAGATTTGATTAATATGTTTAATACGAAGGAAAATGTAATAGAGACCGGAACTGGAGATAAGTACTGGTTCCGGAATAAAACTTGGCAACAGATAGCCTATTCTCAGATTTCTGACACCCCTTTGATCTCCTTGACCCGAGCTCAATTAAGAGCCAGTACCGGATTAACCGCTACAAGGGTTTATATAACCGATAACTTTTTCTATGGAGACTTCCGACTAACAGTTGGGGATTCTACTACCGGGGATGATGGGATATTAACCATTGTAACCACAGATGGGAAAAGGTTCGCTCGTATGGATAAGGTTATAAAGGCTAGGTTCTTTGGAGCAGTAGGAAACCCAAATGTTGATGAGACCGATGAGATCAATGCTATGTTTGCTTTTGCCATGAGGGGAGAGATGGAGTTTGAACCCAACATGGCTTACCGAGTGGATGGTACTTTGGATATCCTAAATAAGAACGGGGCATCAGGCAATCCCGATTATGATAGTGAAGCGGTTTCCAATTTGGTGATAAGAGGAAAAGGAGCTAGGTTTTATTATGGAGCAGAAGAGGCTCCGGCTTCTACTTTCCCAATGTTGAATATCCAACAATGTAAAAGAGTGGATTTACAAAACTTACAGTTCGATGGGATAGTTTCTATTAATGGATTGTGGGAAAGTAATTGGCAATCGGTTTATGCCCAAATAGTAAAATTTGGGGATGACCCCGATGCGGCCTCTTTTGATCAGGCTTATTTTAATGGGTTTTATAATGGGGGTATGGGAGCTATTGAAATATACACCGGAGCCGAGCCCATAGGCAGTAGGAAAGAGTTTAACCAAAATACTTTCTACTCGGTTAAGATGGGTTACATTGATCCCCATAGGGTTCCCATATCTGTTTTTGGAAGTGGGAATGCCCAGAATATTATATTTGATAACTGCGATATATTTACAGGTCCTTCAGATAGTGGGGTAACTGAGATAGTCCATATTAATGAACCTGTTAACGATGTATCCATTTTCTTTAATGGGGGAACCTATATCGATGGATATGCCCCCGTAACCTTAGATTTTAATAATGCCACCATTGTTATAAATGGAAGGATCTGTAACCCCAATGAGGCTAACTTTAAAAACTTCCCTTTGATGGAAGCCTCTAGAACGAAGGTCTCAACCTCCAACACCACTCAAAGAACCGCAGCCAGAAACATTTCTTCTGGGATGAATTTTATTAAAAATGGGGACCTAAGATTTGGAGTTGGAAGCTTGGTTTCTACTTACCCCTTAACCGCAGCAATGGTAGCGGGTGAAGGGTTGTATGGCCAGGCACTAAAATTAACTGGCAATGAAATTTACCGATACCAAGGATTCCAATCCATCCCAGTACCTTTTACAGGATGGTACTCCTCGGTACTATTCTCCAAACTGGTTACCGGATTACTTTCTGTAGAAACTTATATAGATGGAACCTTGTATTCCTATAATGGGTTTATATCTAAATCCTATCCTAACGTGGACTCTTTCTCAGTATATCTTGAGGCGGGACAAGTATTGGAGATAAGGTTATTAAATGCAACCGCTACTGGAACTCCTATTGAGGTATGGGTTAATTTTATAAGCCTTACCTTCGGATATGAGGCCCCACTACTTACGGCTAACATGCACCCAGATGCTACTCAGGCTGCCCGATCCTATAATCCTTTATTGTTTGGATCCAGTGCAATTAAATCCATAGCGAACACTTCTACCGAAACCAATCTAAGAGGAACCGGAGTGGGGGACCATATCGCTGGAGCCAATATTTTAACCGAAGGGGCTATACTATCCTTTGAGGCTGAAGGAGTATACACTACTAAGGATGGGGGTACGGATGAAGAAGTAACAATCCGAGTTTATGTAAATAGTGTTAAGATTGTCCAGTTAGTGGGCAATGTAATCCAGACTATAGGAGATGGATTTGTTTTAAATGTAAATTTAAAAGTATTAGCAAGTAACCAAGCCTTGGTAGTGGGCCATGGGATATTTGGTACCCGGAATACTGGATATGCTGTATTCATAGCTTTGACTGAGGATACTCCTTTTGCAATTGATTTAACCTTAGCCACTGAGGTTGAAGTTACTTTTGAATGGACTACCGCCCATGCTTCAAACGTTATTACAGTCCTTCGCTCGGAATATAAGTTACTGCAAATCTAGCAAAACTACAAGTTAGAAATTTATATAATAAATATACCAAGATGAAAATCGAATCCAAACAAGGAGTTCCTGCAGTAACTGTTGCTGATGACTCCATTCCAGTGGATCCTGCCACAGGTTGGGTAGCTACTACCGAAAGAGATAAACAAGGAGTAGGATTGTACGTAGGTACCGGAGGGAATATAAAAATGCGAATGGTTGGAACCCCAGATACTGATCCCCAAACCTATAGAACCTGGAAAAACATTCCCGACGGTGGATATGTTATAGCCAATGTAATTGAAGTCCACCCCGATTCCACAGCCCTAGACATCCAATTACTTTACTAAGATGCCTTTCATATCCAATATTCTTACCATCCCTAGCCACACAGCGGTTAACGCCAACAATCAATGGTGGAAGGATTACCTGAACTATAAAAGAATGGTTGAGGGATATGGTGGAAGGATAATAAACGAATCCTTTACTAAGTCTATTTTTCAATCCTTAAAGTAAAAAGCCATGACTTTAAAAAGCTTTAAATACAATCCCGCACCCATTAATCGACGGACTTTTCCATAAAACCAATTTTGCAAATTATCTAAATCCCCGGGAGGATTCTATCCCAGTTTTTTTCTTGGATGCGGATTTATTTAGTTTGGGAAAGGATTTATTAAAAAAGTTTAAAGTTAAAAAGGATACGGATATTGCCTTTGTTCCATATGGAGGTAAATGGTATTATCCGGACCAGATAAGACAAAAGGCCTTTAACCACTTTGGTTATAAAATCAATTCAGGCTTTATATACTTTAGGAATCTATCCATAGCTAAGGATGTTTGTACTGCCTGGGCCAATGCTTACCCCGAAAGGGTTAAATTATATGGGATTGCTCCCAACGTCACTAAGAATGAGTATGATGAATATGCTCTGATGATTGCCTTAATGGATAAAACTTATAAAATTGAACTCCTTAGCCAGAAGTGGAATAATTGGGAACTTAAAACCGAAGAGGAGATATTAAAATCCGATTCCCCATTTTTCCAATCCCATAGTCTTCTGGACATTCGATAAACCCACCCCAATGAAAATATTTGATAAAGATAAAACCCTTTTAATCTGGGCTTCCGAAATGGGAGTACTAGAGACCATTAGTGGATTAACCTATTATAGGAAGGGCTTTGACGCATCCCAAGAAAGGGATCCAGGAACTGGGGTTTGGTCCTTTAGAGAAAACCATTTGGATGGGTCCGCTACCTTATCAGTTCAGCCCAGACAGGTGGGGGGACTTGCTCCTGGCTCACGTCCAGCAGCATCGAATCAGAATGGGGAGGCACGGTACTTTACCCATCCTGCTATTTCATTTGCGGCTAATGAGGCTTGGAGCGTGAGTTTAGCTTGCAATTGGAACGGCTCAAATGCAACTGCGGCTTCCGTAATTAGAACCAAAACAGGAGATTTTGGATTTCATTTTAAGGAAACATCTAATCGTTTTGCGTTTCGCCAATATACAGATACAGCTTTTAAGTATTTTGCGGCAAACTCTTCAAATAATATTATAGGAAAGTTAACAATAATAACGCTTGTAGCTGATGGTGGTGGGAATTTATCCTTGTATAAAAATGGGGTGTTGTTTGAAACAATTGTTTGTGAAACGAAATGCGATTTAACACAAATAATTAAAGCATATAATACAGCAGGTTTTGAGTTTAATGGTAAAATTAACTACTACCGCATCCAATCCGGCGCAATGACAGCAGCACAGGTATTGTCAGAAGCAACCTTCCTTCGCACCAAATACCCCAAAATTGAATCAACTGTAATAGGTACACAAGAATGGTCAACAAGGAACTTTGAAGCAGTTGCAACACCTGTTGGGAATGTTATAAATAATGTGACTGTTAATGGGGCGGTGGAGAGGGTAACTAATGCTGCCGATAGGGAGTTTTCGAGTGATACGGGATGGTGGAGTAAAGTAGGAGGAGCAACAATTAATGACAATAAATTAAATTTATTAAGCATTGCTGATTCGGCTGCGGCAATAACCAAAAGTGGATTAATGACTGTTAACAAATGGTATAAATTCACATATACTGTCTTACGTGATGGAGGGGGGAATATTAAATCTGACTCTTTTAGTACATCTTCAATAATTCCAAAAGTAGTAGGAGTAAATACTATATACCGTAAAGCAATAGGCACAACTTTTCATTTGGGGAGAAATGAAACCTGTGACATTGATGTTGATGATATATCTATCCAAGAACTCAACTGGTCAAACGCCACCGAAATCTACGATGCAGTCTACGCAGTAACAGCAGGTGATGCTGCTACAAAAGAATACGCTGCTTTGAAGGAGGCGGCAATGTGGTGTTACTACAACAACGATGCTGCCAACGGTGCAATCTATGGTAAGTTATACAACTGGTATGCAGCCAAGTTGTTAGATTTGGATATGGTTACTGCTTCATTTGGATGGCGTGTACCTACATCGGCTCAGTTTACTACTTTGGCTAATGCTTTAGGTGGGGCTTCGGTTGCAGGTGGTAAGATGAAGATGACAGGAACGGACTATTGGAATACACCGAATACAGGGGCTACGAATGAGAGTGGGTTTACTGGGTTGGGGTGTGGGCAAAGGACAGTAACGGGGACTTTTGCAAATATAAAGACGAATAAAGAAACGTGGACAAGTGATAAGTTTATAGCAAGAATTTTATATGATAGTGCGGCGCTTTCTTTGGAAGATTTATCGTCATTTGTTTTATGTGGGTTCTCTATTAGATTAATCAAAGTATAACATGGAAGAAGAAATCACAATCCAAGAGCCTGTAAGGTTTGCTCAATTCCCTACCCTCAAAGCCTACAACGCTACCAACAAAGCAATAGCAGCTTATAAGGATAAACAGACACAAGGAGAGTACACCCGAACAGGAACGCAATATGAGTACACTCCCGACCCTGAACAGATAGACGGCTACTACTATATGGAGGTGAAGCCTGAACTGATAGAACTGTTTGATGGGGTGGAGTTGGTGGATGTAATACCGATTGAAATCATTAAAGAAGATGTTTAACCTCATATCCAAAATACCTCACGACAAACTGTTACATTTCATAGCAGGAATACTTCTGTTTATGTTACTAACAGTATTTAAAGTTGATGCTTTTATAGCATTGATTGGAGTAGCATTCATAGGTACTTGTAAAGAGATGGTTTATGATGGATGGATTAAGAAGGGTAAACCTGATGTAATGGATTTTATTGCTACTGTGGTGGGTGGAATAGTTACATTTATATATAACATACTTATTTTATTATAACCACAAACAAAACAAAACAAAACAATCATGGGAGAAAACGAAAGTAGTTTTATTGAATCCCTAAAAAAGCAGGTGATAGTCTTTTTCGTATCCAGTGCCTTTTTAATAATCGGAACCGCAGTAGGTTTCTATTACAACACTTCTTTTGGAATGCAGGTACTGGAAAGTAAACAAGCCCAACTCGATATCCATAATTCTGAAATGCAGAAAAAGATCTACGAACTGGATTCCAAAAAGATTGAGAAGAACGATTACATCCGTGAGACTCAGGAGCTAAAGGAAATGATAAGAGATCTTAGTCGTAAAATTGAAAAACTCTCCGATAAATGAGTTGGTTAGCCAGAACCCAGAAATTCTTTGGATCCCTTATTAAAAGCAATACAGGGGTATCCTCTAAATCCTTTGTCCTGGTAATAAGCGCCCTTCTGGGAAGTCTTTTTATCCTAGAGATAATGTTTATCCTTATCGTAGATCTATTTACGGATCTTACTATCGATTCGGATTTGATGGGGTTAACTGCAGTGATTGGAGCTATCGGTTCTTTTATCGGGGCTGTGTTTTACTTTAAGGTTAAATCAGAAAAAACAGAAAAGTATTTTGATCCCAATGGGGATTTAAACCAAGGACATGAGGACAGTTAAAAACAAACAATTAACAAGGAACTTTTCCCTATATGAATTTATAGAGGGACAGTTGCCCGCTAAAGGGGTTATTCTTAACTGGGAACATATCCACGAGATGGATATGGTTAAGTTTGAAAAGGCAGCCCAGCATGCCCAGTCCATAAGGGATCTTATTAACCGGGAATTTAAAAGTGATTTATCCCCATCTGAGATTGGGTTAAGGATTACATCCGGGTTCCGATGCCATACTTGGGAACTGTTGCAAGGTCGTTCTGGAAATAGCCAACATGTTATCGCAGCCTACGACGCCCAACCCACTAATTGTTCCAACGAGATGGCTGTGGCTATTATATCCTGGTTACTTAAAAGATTTAACAAAGATTACATCGGAGGCTTGGCTATTAAAAAGCCTACAGTTAAAAATGGGAAATATGTATTAGTGGGATTTATTCATTTTGATTTTAGAGGCCAGAGGGCCAGATGGGAGTATCCATGAGGTTAACTATAGTTTTATCTTTGATTATTGCTGGGCTCTGTTTATTCATTGCCTTTGACCAGTGTTCCAGGAAACCTTGTCCCGACCCCCAAGTAACAACGGTCACTACTATTATTCCCGGAGATAGTATCCCCAAGCCATACCCAGTAGTGGTTCCGGGAAAGCCCATTATCGAAAGGGATACGTTTTGGAAGGATGTTGATTCTGCGGCTATTATTGCCGACTACCTATCCCGTAAAATATATAAAGGAATTGTCCTTAGGGATGATAGCCTTTTATTCGCATCCTTTGATGCCTATGTAAGCAGGAACAACCTGGACTCGGTCCATCCATTTTTCGCTATAAGAAAAGAAACATCCGTAACCCATACCACTATCACTTATGATTGTCCCGAATCAAATAAACTAAGGCCCTTTGGTTTAGCCGCTGGGGGATTCGGATACGCTTCTCCTTGGGGATCGGATGCTGGTCCTTCCGCTGAAGTTAGTTTTAATCGCTGGTCCTTTGAATATGGTTATGGGGTTAACGGATCCCATTTAGGAAGTATTAAATATAAAATTTGGTAACATGAAATTAGTCCAATATGGGGATCCATTAATATCCTCAAAAGAGAATAGGTCAAGAGTAGGGATATTAACCCCCGGTAGATACCATGGGTTTAATGTATTCGCTCCAAGGGATCCGCTTCCAGGTGTGGATAAATATTACATCCAGGTTTACCATGGAGATTCCAATAATGGGGGATTTATGGTAGCCAATACTTCCAATTCCTTAAACCGATTAGGATTCCTTATCACACGTCACGGGGTTATCTTTTCTTCTGAGGCTGATGATGCGGCTACTGGTATTGCTTTGGATATTGCAGTTAACTCTACCGAGGCTAATGTATTCCATATTTTTATAGCTCGCCATGTTTGGATTGATGCCGAAGGGGGATCGGAGGTAGAATTTGAAACCCGAGTATGGGTTCCATCCGATCCAACCAATCCCGACCCGTCTAGCTATACGGGCTTAGGAGATACCGAGATTACGCTGGGATATTTTAAGATTTTACCCGGAGCAGTGGATTATGCCAAGGTTTTCTTATATGCCCAAGCCCGGCCCTTCTTTGCTGGGAATCCAGATGATGAATCCCATTTGGCTAAGTTATTTGAAAATAATTTATTCCGAAAGGTTAATTCCAATGTTATCTCAGAAGGGTATTCCTATAATGGGGGAACCTCCACTTTAACCTTGGACCCAGTGGTTTCCAATATTTATAAAATAGCCCACCCCTTGGTTATGGCCATTGAGAATATATCTTGGGGAGGGGCTGATGGATCCCTTTTAACTTTGATTATGGATGGGGCTGCGGTAGCTTCTTTTAATCCCGGTGGGAATATCTTAACCCCCAACTACCTTAGGATCCATCCTTCATCCGTATTCATTTTCTTAAAAGTGGCTGGAAGCTATATCCCAGTAGCGGCTACTGTAACCTTGTTAAGGGATATAAACAACATTTATGTTCCCACTCCCCCGATCTGGGGTCCTTGGCAAAATCTATCTATCGATCCGGCTGGAGTTCCAGCCAAAATGAAAGTAGGAAATACTTCGGGTGGTGAGTCCACCTTGGTGGTTAAATATCGCTGGGATGGTAGGGGAGCATTTGTTATCCGGGCTAAGTTCCAGTTAACAGGTTCTATATCCTCCGGGGAGAATTTTACCATAATGTCTAGTGAACCTATTCCTTTACTGGGTTTAGATTCTAGCCATTTCAATGACCCCATTACCGGGTCCATATATGGTTCTTTGGGAAATGGTGGAGCCCTGATTATTTCAACCTCTTCTTTAGTTATTCGGATGATCGGAGCTAATGGGGTAGGTAGTTACTACTCCGAAGAAATACTGGTTTCTCCTTGTTCTGCTTAGTTTCTCTGTTCATCTGGTTGATTGCTCGGGGTTTTACTCCGGGCAATTTTTTTATAAAATAATGTAAAAAAGGATTTGCTCTTTAGAATCCTTTTATTATATTTGCATTATAAATTATATAACTAGAATGGAGAAGCAGGATATATTCCTTAGATTGTTATCCGATTTACAACCCTTAAAGTTAACCTTAGCCTCCGATCCAGATTATCGGAAGTTAAGGTTTGATTTTGATGACGTACAGGGGTTCCTGGATGATAAGTTATTACATGTGTTTCTAAAATATAAGGATAGCCATCCTTATGAGGAAATAAAAGCTTTGGCAATCGGTTCTTTATACAATGTTAAACCCCGACTCTTTAGGAAGTTTAAGGTTAGTACCGATGAAGTAGCCGAAGAAACATTCCAACCCGAACCCCTTGAAGATAAGCCCCAGTTTAACATCCTATTAGAAACCTTAGGAAAGGTTTTAAAGGAGGAACAGGTTATCTGGGCTCATGCCTTACTGGACCCACCTCAATGGATTATATCCAAACTCAACTCTGACGATACTCGAATCCCTTCCCATTTGTTTCTGGAATATTTTGAGATACCCGTATCTAAGGATAGGGTTAAAAAACTTAATAAGTTTCGAAGGGAACTTAAATCCTTTATACGTAGGCACATTGATCCCCACCATTTAACCATTAAGCCAGAGTACTTAAGTCTATTTAAAACTTGATTTGCTATTACTTGCTTCTTAAGTAGCTTGCTGGCTAGCTGGAAATTCTTATGCGTTAAATCTGGTATACTATATTTATATATGCAATGCAAACTAAAATGCTTAAGATGGGGCAAACCCTTGCTCCTTCTGCTTTTTTAATAAAAGGGGTGAATGGAGAATAAATTTTCCTTTGATACAGCCTTCCAGGAAGAAGGGATCCGGTTCGTTTTAAACAACCAGGATGGGGTAGAGGCTATGGACTTTATAAAAGCTTCCTACTTTGATCTCCTTGACCATTCCATAATATTCCACGGGATCGAGGTATTCTATAAAAAGAATGGCCGGATTCCAAGCAAGCCTTTTTTAAGGAATGTGTTAATGGAATTATTCTCCACCCAGGAGTACCGAGATTCCCTAACTAAGGACGAGGAGAATTCCATTTTTGAAAAGTTAGAAGATTTATATAGTTACCCAGCAAAGGATGGGGACCTATTATTAAATGCCTTCACCAAGTTCTCAGCCTTCGTTGAATTACAAAAATTAAATGAAGAAACGGATCTGGATAACTTTAACAATTATGAAAGGTATGCTTCCCGAGTTAATGAAATAGTGGACAAGGGATTAAAAGGAAATAAGTCGGAAGGGATCTTTTTAATTAAAGATATTAAGGAAAGGCAAATGAAACGCCAGGCTTCTGATTTAATTATTGCAACCCCTTACTATCAATTAAACCAATTATCATCTGCAGGTGGTTTTGAACCTGGTTCTATTTTAGTTTTACTGGATAGGCCAAAGAAGTCCAAGACCACCTTCTTAGTGAATACGGCTAGAAAATACATGGCCTCTAAGGTTAAGGTTCTTTATATCGATTTAGAGAATGGAGAAACCAGTATTGCGGCTAGGCTAGAGCAATCCATAGGAAGAGTTAATAAAAAGGAAATAATAAAAGGATCTAGTGATAAGCATATCCAGAAGATATTAAGAAGATACCGAAGATTGGGAGGGGAAGTATTTATCCGAAGACTTCCTGCATTCTCAACCACTAATGAAATCCAGAAAATAATTGATCAGCATTATCGGAAGTATGGATATCGATTTGGAGCCTTGATGATTGATTACTTGGCATTAATGGGATCTATCTCTGGGAAGAAGGATGACTTCGATAGGATATCGGATGCCTATGTGGATGTGGCAAACCTAATGAATCGAAATCCCTCTATAGCTCACTGTTGGACCGCTAACCACGTGGTAAGAGGGGCTAAGAAAAAAGAAGCCACCCGGTACAGTGATGATGATATTGCAAAATGTATCGACATCGTAAGACATGCACAAGGTATATATGGACTTAACCGAACTGCCTTAGAGGCTGAGAATAATATTATGAGGCTAGAGATCGTGGTTCAAAGAGAGGGGGTCCCAGCTGGCCGAGCCTACTTCCGGGTATTTGCTGATCTCCAAAGAGTGGA